AATACTTATACTATTCGCTAATTCTGATTTTGAGCACGGTACATATACAGTATTATCTCTGCTAACTAATGCCGTTGTACTTCTCCCATACTCATCCATATATATCATACCCACCTCATAGCTCCTATCGCTATGTAAGCTCTCAGGTGATGCTATCTTCTGATATGTTGCATCAGCAGATAGTATCTGATAGTATTCAAATACATAGTTTGCAACGTCTAAAGGGTCATCAAACCTCATAGCCAATAACTGAAACACCATAGTTGTAGGTGTTATATCATCAACATATATATCTCCTTGCACTGAAACAGGAGGTGTTATATTATTACCTATATTACTTACAGTTTTGATATATCCATCCAAATCCTGAGGTATAACACAGTTAAAGTCATCAGTAAATGTAATGCCATTGCACGCATTTGATACAGGCTCTACAGGATTAAGTGCCGTGTCTCCAATCTTATTCCTGAAGTCTGCACTATTTACAAGCTCAGCAACACTATTAAAGTTTTGTGTTAGTACATACTGAAAGCTTATTATAGTATCTGCAGTAGTTGCTACGGGTGTAACAGTTCCTGTAAAGCTGTGGTGTGTAAATTGCAATGTAAGCTCAAATGATGAGCCTGCCACTAAATTAACCCCCGCAAAGTCAATCTCTACCCGACAATTAGAGATATTCAATCCCGGATTTCCACTGTCAACAAAATAGATGCCATTTGATAGTGTTTCAGTTAAACTCTCTGCCCCAACATCTTCTGAAATTAAATTTGCAGTGTAAATTATTTGTGTAGGAAATCCATCTGCAGCTATTAAATCATACTGCTCTAAGTAGTTGCCATAAAACAACCTGTTACCCATAATAGTCTGTGCCTTTGCAAGACGAGGTACGTTGTCATATAGCCTTAATATCTCTGATGATGGCAGTACGGTATATATTTTACTATTACTAAACGTATAGTCATACGAGGTGTTATCTATAAGACCTAACTGTGCCTTATCCAACTTCTCAATGACACGTATAATGCCGTTGGTCATATCCTTCCACAGCAAATCTACACCTACCACCAATGGTCCACCTGACATATAATCTATTCGAACCTGCTGTGCCAAGTTTAGCATACCATCATTTAACCCTGTACCATAGTTATAGTCAAATGGGCTTGGTATAAATGCAGGCTTAGAGAATTGTGATGTGGCTGAATACTCGCCATCAGCATACTTATACCTATACGCAAAGCATATGAACCTGTCCTCGATAAAGTTATTCTGAGTTGTTGTAATCTGAGGCGTTATAGTAGGCGATGTTAACGGTGGCTTCTTTATAACAAGCAGTGCCTCAGCCAAATCCACATTATCTACATTAGCAACAGGATTAGGATAGCTCCTATCTACGTTAACAAACCTCGGAGGATTTATGTCGTCAGTAAAGAATAATAGATTCTCGTCTACAAGGTTTACGCCTGTTATAAGATACTGAGGGTTAAAGTTTAGTGTCGTGTTAACACCACCCCCATCGTCAATACTTTTAACGATATATGTTAATATATTTGTTTGTACATTAAGAGATACTATAAGGTCTAACTTTCCTGTGGGACTTGGTGTAAAGTTTGAGTCGTGAATGAACCAATACAACGTCTCTTTACCCCCGTCCTCATACGCACCAATACACCTTGCATTGGCACTCAATGCATCTCCATTATACTGCAGCTCAGTTAGTTGTGTGTTACCCTTACTGTTCTCCACAGAACCAATCTCAGAGTCTTCAGTAGAACCTAAGCGTACATTTAAGGCATCAACATACTGACCATTGGGTAAAAGTCTCTCATCGATACTTTTATTCATTACCCCCTTTATAAAATTTCTTTGCGTGTTAGCCATATTATTTTAGCCATTTATTTTGTCCTCTAAGATTCATTAATAATCTACCGGGATGTATATTACTTATTCTAATCTTTGCATTTCTTAAAAGAGAACTCTTTCTTTTTCTTGCTCTTGCAATCACATACTCTTGTACGTTTAGCTTTGAGCTTAGTATGGAGTACTCAATGTAAGCGTATATATAATCTTCAAACATCTTGTTCACACTAACCTCTGTATTGTCACCGTTCTCCATTCCATCGGATACATACTCAAGAACAATACTTTCGTTAGCCATATCAGAACTAAAGTTTATAACGCCACCCTTCTTGTTTATACTGAACGTAGGATTTGCGTTAGCAGTCTCTGTATTTAAACCAAACCGAGCTCCTATCGCATAATCAAAATACCACATCCCATCACAACAGTAACCTTCGTATCCGTTAAATGGACTGTTAGCATTCAAGTATATAGACTTCTTGCCGCCTGTAATCCTATCCATATCTAAGTTAGAATGCTCAGGGCTTAAGGCGTTACCGTTCTCATCAAATAGAATCCTACAGTTATTGTCTTGTAGATACGCATCACTCCAATTAGTCTGAATGTTTTCAGTTAGAGGATATAGCAATCCATTCTTATACATAGATACCCTCACCCAATTCACATAGTCAGGAGGAAGTACGTATCGTAAGGTATTGCATACCGTTAGCTGTAATATTTTTATTTCTTTAAACGCATCATAGTTAAGCTCTTGTATACCACGCTTAGCGTGAAACAAAACCTTAAACCTCTCCTCATTATTTATCAATGAGTGATTGCCTGCGTACATCAACATAAAGTTGTTTACTATATCATACAACGAGACATACTGATAAGAGCCCCAATTTGCATCTTCAGGAGTGTTACCATTATTTTCGTAATATTCATACTGTGAGATATAAGCCATAGTTTATTATTTTTCGTCTTGGTCTTCTTTTTGTTCTAATCCTTGTCCAAACTGAACTGCTGCAACCTCTCTGATTGACATCCCTGCGTACTGTAGTATCTTTAATACTAACGTAGGCTCGTCAGATATACTCAACTCGAAGTCTTGAAAGTCAGATTGTGATTGGTCAAATGAAGGCTCTCCTCCAATTAACTCAACGTATGTCCACTTAGGGTCGTTAGGGTACCTAATGTATTGACATTGAACCGCACCTATAGTATTTATACTTGGTGGGAACAATGAAAGGTTAGGCTCCTGTTGTGTGTATGCAGGGAACATTGTTGACGGTGCAGTTAGTAACGAGTTGTTCAACATAGTTATCTTGCTATGCGTAACCTTCTCTGCTTCGTTTACTACACTATCATCGTACACCACATACCCCTCAGGGAAGTTTTGAAATATATCTGCAGGATTACCATTACCATCCGTTAATACAAGCGTATCTGTTCCGCTTAACGCCTGAACAAATGCTGTCTGATTTGTTGTTGTGTTACCTACAATATCACCTACATTAACACCTGCTGATACAAAGTCAATGGTGTTGTCTACTAAGTCACCTACCTGTAGTGATGTGTTGCTTCCACTTGCTAATAGTCGTGTGTATACTAATACCTTGTTTAATAGATAGTAGTCATCGTTTGTTGTCGTTTGACTTGGTGTAAAAAATTTATTAGATATGTTGTGTAATAAAAAATTGTCTACTGAGAATATATTTATTACCTCCTCATATCCTTTTGTTATATCTGCATAGCCTGTCCCTGAGGCTCTTGCATTCTCTTTGTTTATCTGATAGTTATACTGATAAAAATAATCCTCAAAAATATCTAACTGTGCCTGCTTAGCAAATAGGTTAAAGTCAGATGGAGAAATGTATCCGTAATTATTTTTATTTAGTATAGACAATACTGTGTTCCTAACCGAGTTTATCATCTGTAAATACTTTCATACAAAGATACACAAAAAAAAAGACCCCTTCATTTGAAGAGGTCTCATTGATATTAATTAAATATACCCTATGGAGTTACGTCCACTATAGTTCCACTATAGTTACATCTGCAGGATTAGGGGCGGGGGACTGCGATGGGTCTATTGAAGGTTCAGGAAAACAGTCAACCCCAAACAAAGTGAATTCATCCCCAATTGGAACTGTAACAAGATATGAAAGACCCTCTTCATAGTAAATAATATTTACAGGATTAGCCGCACTTGGACTAACAGTTATTTGATAATCACAGGTTTCGAAAATGGGACCGGGACCGGGACCGACATCTCCACCATCCCGTTCAGAAATAATAGAGTCGATAGTAGTACCAAAAGGTATGCTAACAATAGATACCGCCTCTTTCCAAGAAGATTGAAATGCTTCTACCTGTGCATTATTAATGCTGTCAATAAGAGATTGAGACATATTTGTGCCCGACATAACAACAGTAATTATCCCGTTGGTAATAGCTAAACCGAAAATAGGCTTACCATTTCCGCCAATAAGATTCATAAAGCACCCGTCACCAATAGGGAATAATACCGTGCCGTTATTTGTAGTTTCAAATGATAAAAATTTACGCATAATAAAAAAAGTTTAAGTTTTAATAAAAGACAAAGATACACAAAAAAAAAGAGGGGTCGTTAAACCCCTCCTCATCCATTATAACCTTATGTCTATAATTGTTTCTCTAAAAATACTAACACATCTACGCCATCGTCAGACTTAAACCAATCAGCTAAATACTTAACAGGGTCTGCACCAAATGGTATCGTTGTTAATCTTTTTTTGTTTCCTTCTAAATTAAAGTATACCTCTCTCCTCTTATTTCTAAATGCAATAAGCTTGTTGTCAAAGAACAACTGAACAGTTGACTGTAGTTTTAATTTAGGGTCAGATAATATGTTTAAAAATGTACTTGGATTTTGTTTTGCAAATATGAGTACATCTCTTCTTAACTCAGACGATGTCATCTTAGATACATCCTTGTTAAATACAACACGACCAAGATTCTCAAGCTGCTCTATGCTAAGTGACTTAGCTTCGATTAACGCATCCACCTCAGCAGTAAGCTGCTCTACCTCTTCTGCCGCATCCTTACCATAATCAACCTCAATAAAACGTTTACCGTTTAGAGGGTGGTAGTGTAAAAACTGTTGAAGCACAGGATTTGTTCTTTCAACTCTAAGCATACCATCTTCAAAGATTACAGGTGTAACAACAGCGTTACCGTCCTGTTCATCTTCAAAACAGCTTCTTTGATTGATAGCATATCTTATGGGTCTGTTAATTCCTTGCTCCTCGTCAAAGTACAGCAGTGCTGCATTACGAGAGCTTCGTGAAGGAATAATGCACGACAATGGTGCTCTGTCTCTTGTGAGTTTATAAACTCTGTCTTTTAATTCTAATTTCATTTTGATTAAATTTTAAATTTTAAAAATAAAAAAAGGTAGGAGTGCCTAAGTAGACACTCCCTCCTCTTTGCAATATTAGTCTTCGAACAGTACGAAGTTATTTGCACCTAATGTACAAACACATCTTTCAGACAAGAAGTGTACTTCCATCGCATCTAAAGACGATGTAGCTGCACCACCTGCAGAACCTGTAATCCAAGTCTTATATCTTCTGTCCTCAGTTTCAGAAGCTCTGTAACGAACGTGTAAGAACGGACGTTTAGCATTCTTTCCAAGAACTTGGTCATACACAGATGTTGAACTTGCAGGTACCAATAAACCGTTGATAGAACCTGTACCTGCGGCTAAACCTCCACGCATAGTTGGGTCATTCAAATATTTCCAATCAGTCTTGTAGAAGTCATATCCTCTTCGGAATCCTGTGAATCCTAAGTTCAATGCCATCTCTTTGTCATTGTCAAACAATCCGTAAGAAGTACCACCGGGACCATAAGAGTTTTGAGCAGCTAACATATCGTCAATTGCAAATCCAAAGTCTCTATCTAAGAATATTACGTTCTCTTCAATTGCTCCTTGTGCATCAAGTCGTCCGATGATAGCATCGAAGTCAGCTAATGCATTAGGAACGCCACCTGTCCATAGATTACCTCGTTGTCCTACAGTAAAGAATACACCTTCAGACCCTTTAGCAACTCCGGCATTGGCAGCATTATCCATAGGTACTGCCTCAATCATTGCAGTCTCAAGATAGTCGTCAAAACGTAATCTTGTTTCGTGCTCAGACTTCATATACCAAAGGTATCCACTTGCCCCGTTTTCTGTTGTTACTTCAACCCATCCAATCTGTGCCATATCAGAACCTGATACTGCGTACTTATCTTTAATGATAATTGGAGAGTTCTCGAAGATGAAATCATCAGACTCTAAAGAGCCATTCATCCCCTCAGTTCCTTTTGCAAACTCAGAACCGTAGATGAAGATAGTAACGTCTGCGTTTCCAACTCCTGTACCTGCTGATACAAGTCCACCTGCTTCGTAAAAAGCAATTGTAGCTGTAATAGGAGATACTGTTAAATCAACATCAGTAACAATTCCCTTGTTCTCACCTGTACCATTGTTTTGGTGAACAACAACAGTCTGTCCTACTCTCAATGCGATACCACTCTGAGCACCAAAAGCACTCGCAGTAGAAACTGCTGCATTAGGGTCATCATTGATTTGGAATACTGCGTCATCAGCATTCACTAATGCGGCTGTACCCACGCTTGTATATTTAACGTGAAGTCTTCCTTGCTCTGCCCATTTTATAAGGTCTGAGTTAGAAGGCATCTCTGCACCAACCATTCTTAAAAATGAACTAATTGTTCTGTTTCCGTAACGTTCAAATTCTTTTTCATAAGTATCCGGAAGATACTGATTCAAGAAATCAAAGTTAGTAATGTAATTTGTCGCCAACGGCACTTGCTGTGCTGATGGCTGTAGGTCGAAACCCGGTCCTGTTAATGCCATATTTTCTAATTTTTAAATTTTTAAATGTTTTTATTTTCTACTCTTAATTTTCAAGCCTCTACTACTTGGTGTAGATATAGACTTGATTTGCAATCCATCCTTACGGTTTAATACTTGAGGTGCTTTACGTTCTGTCATATCGACATTTTTCATTCTACGTGTTACACTCTCAGTAGCATCCGATTTACCTTGTTCATAAAAGAACGAAGCAAACTTGTTCGGATTCATTGCGACAGCTAATGCTCTATGGTAACCTGCAGCATCGCTAAGCATACCCGTGTTTTTATCAATAAATTTCCTTACGAAACCTTGATAATCCATTTGTTGCTCTTTGATTCTCTCAGTCTCACCCGGTTTGAAAGTAAAAGTATCTTCTCCAATCTTGAAATCAAAACCTTTGAAATCTTGGAAAACTTGGTCTGTCTTTTCAGTAAACCATTCTCTTTTTCTTTTCATCTCTTCTTGAGCTGTATCAGCCTCAGCTAAATATCGCTTATACTCTTCAATCTCTTGTATCTGCTCATCAGAGACTCCAACCGTACTTGACTCAAGTGGTTGTTTGTACATCTCCTTTTGCTCTTCAAAAAAGTTCTTAGCTTTAGCGATAGCCTTTTTCTTTGCCAACTTAGTTTTCTTAATATCTCTCTCTTCGTCTAAGTCCTCATCATAGCTGTAGTCATCCATAAGGACCTCTACATCTTCTGAGTCGTTAGCCTCGCCTGAAGCAAGAAAATATTCAGATAACATTTGGTCTTCGTCCATAGAAGAAAAATCTCGGTTTAGTTTTACGTAATCTTCAATCCCTCTCCCTGTACTTTTTTTATAATCAAAATAACCTTTAACATCTTCAGGCAACTCTTCATTTTTTTCTCTTTGTTCGAAAAGTTGGTCTATAGATGTAAAGTCTTTCTCATATCTGTTTTTAATAAATGAAAGAACGTCATCCTCATTTAACTCAGAGGATTGAGTTTCTACAGTGTCTTGTGCATCATCAGATGTAGAGTCAGATGATTGCATATCAATCTGTTCTACACTTGTTGGGTTATGTCTTTCTTCTGCATCTTTTAATAGTTTAGCCTCTATTTCCTGTTGAGACTTTTCTTCAGTCCCGGTAACTTCTTTTACTTTAAATTCCATTTGATTAAATTTTTACAAAGTTAGTTAATATATTTTATTGATTTTATTCGATTATCTTGGAGAGAACTCAGCTAAGTCAAATCCATCTAAGCTATCCTCGTTAGACTCAAATCTTTGTGGAGGTAGATTGTTCTTACGTTGATTGATTAACTGTGACTGCTGCGTGTTCTGTTGATTTATCCTTGAAGATTTTGCATCCTCTCGCTGAGACTCTCGTGATTGTAAAGCATTCTCAGACATATCTCGAAGCTGCAGATTGTAGTTAAACTCCTCCTGCATCAACATAGACTTTAACTTAGCCTCGTTGTTCATCTTCTCAATCTCAAACGCAATCTTAGCCTGCTCAAGCTGCATCTTGCCTCTCATCTCCAACTCTATCTTTTGTGCCGCCATCTGTGCCGCCATCTGTTGGGACTGCATATTTATCTGACCTGTCATAGCCTGCTTCTGCATCTCCATCTGTTCTTCTCTGTCCTGCTTCTGCTTACGCTTTAACTTAAGGAGTTGATTAGCAAGCTTGATATTCTTAAGCTCTCTAATATCTATGGCATCCTCAAGATTAATATCCTGCTTAGATAAAGCCATCTGTATGTTCTGCTCAAGCTTAGCTTTGTCCTCTTCGTCAGGTGCTACCTCTATAAAAATACCAAAGTCATAAATATACAAGTCACTTATCTCATTAAGTATTGACACGTTATACTTGCCTATCTTGTTTGCAAAGTCGTCTTTAAAGTCAGAGTACTCAAGTATATCCGCAACACGATACGTTAATGCCTCAGCTAAACTTCTGTATATGTAAAGACTTCCATCAAGTATATGTCGAGTAGCTACATTAGAGTTTAATGCTGCAAGTTTCTGTAGTCCAACCAACGAGTTAGGGTCAGGATTACTTCCGTCTCGTGCCTCGTTTAATCCTGTTACGGTTCTAATCATACCTAAGTAATGATTGTAGTTTCCTATAAGCATCTGTGTCTTAGACGCTCCTGAATTAGATGTAAGCTGTTGTATAGGAACCTTCGCCTGATTATAGTCACCATCCTGAGTGTATGACCTTCCTATAACACTACCCGTTTGGAAGTATAGTCTTAATGCATCCTCAGGGTTATATGCGTTACCTGTACCGAGGTCAACCTCGTTCAGCCCATCTGCATCTATATATACACCATCAGGTACAACTCTCGAAATAACCTGTTGTAGTTTTAGATGCGTTATCTGTATTAAATCAGCAAATGGTACCATCCGTCTTACTAAAGACTCTAACCTACCCTTATACATCCTTGGGGCAACTGCCACATAGTTTGGAAGTGCGTGCTGACTTGTTGACTTAGGTCTCACCATATTCTTTGCAAGCTCCCACTTCAATACAATGTTGGTTCCCATAACCATAACACCATCATACCACACGTCAATTGTTTTCTCAAACTTCTCAAAGTTCCCTTCCTCCATTACATCTACAGGTGGGTCAAATTGGTCATCTTTTTCAATCACCTTATTGCCGCCTGTTGCTGTAATCTTTTTCTTATAGACCATCTTCTCTGTGGTCTTATAGTTAAAGTATAGTAGTGTTACAGTATCCCTGAAGAAAATATCGTTCTCATAGAACTGTGCTACGTTATAGTAGTCGTACCAAGATTGGCTGTACTTACTTATCTCCTCTAAATCTTCTGTTGTCAATGAAGGGTCTATCTTCATTAGCTCTGTAATAGGAAGTGTCTTAACCTCTCCCCAATAGAAACAATCCTTAAAGTGAGGGTCTTCCGTGTAGCTGTATACTACATTAGCCGGGTCTACATACGATACCTTTACCCCTGAGCCTTTTAAAAACTCGTGCTTTGCTATACCAATCCCTACCGTTGCTATGTCATAATCTACTCGCTTACGTAGGTCTATATAATGATTCTCTTCAAATATAGTATTAATAGCCTCTTCCTCTGCTATCTCTATAGCAGGCTTGTAGTTAAGCTGCATATATAAAGCCATCTCCTCATCATCTTGAGGTAGTGCATCCTCAGGCATTATAAACGGGTCATATCCTGACTTCTCTTTTACTATAGAGAGCTGTTCTTTTGCCGCCATCTGCCCCTCCATCATATCCTGATACTTGCTTCTCTTTGATTGAGACATTGCATCCTGAGCGTATGCCTTAACCTTAAACAGCCTGTCAGACATTCCGTTCACTACTATATCCACAAACTTAGGGATGATAGGTACAGGTGTCCAATCTAAGTTAAGATAAGACAGGTCGCCATCAATAGCCAACTCGTTCTTATACTTGCTTATTGACTGCTCACCTCTTGCGTATAATCTCAATCTGTGAAACTCTCTCCATTGGTCATAAAACCTACAACCATTTCCATCCTTACGAAACCATTCATACTGAATGGCTTGCCCTATCATCAACCCGTATTCATCTGTTGCTTTCTCAGCATCAGAAACAAACTGACTTGGAAACCCTGCAGATGAAATATTAATTTTTACATCCTTCATCTAATTATTTGACTTGTTTTTCCTGTATTAGTATACCTTGCAAAGTTAACTTTTATTTTTGATTCTTTTCTTTCGGGTTGATATAGGTTTTTTTGACACGCCATAATCGCCAACCCCGTACTAATAGAGGCATCAAATTTAGTCCTGTTGGTTATATCAAACTTTGCCCAATCCTCCAATGTCCTATTGAATGCCATCGAGTTCATATCACCATTATCCCTTAACCCAATGTGTCCCTCTATGTAAGACTCAATTGCTGCTGCGTGTGCCTGCTTAACAGCCTCACTTGAGTTAGGTATACCACCCAACTCTCTTTCTGTCTTAGACAGCTTCGTAAATGCCTTGTCGGGTCTGTTGGTACAGAACCCCCTGTAGCCTCTATTCTTAAAATGATATAGTAACCTTGGCTTATTGTTCTCTATTAGTATGGGCATACCATAGAACACGCACGCCATTAGCACATCCTCAAAAAATATCTCGGCTGTCTGTGGTCGTGCAATATACTCCAAGAAGAACTCGTTGCTTGGAGCCTCCTCCATACTAAACTTTGTTAGTCCGTGTAGAGAACCGTTTGAACCAACACCTCCTACTGTCCCACTAATATCATATGAGTCACATCCAAAGCTCCCTATGTGTTCGTTGCCCGGATACATAACCCCATTCTTTTTTACTATCCTGTTCTGTAGGTTTCTATTTGGTACCCACGTAATAAAAAATCTACCTCGCTTGTCAGGATTAAACATAACCGTACTATCCTTGATACCGTTCTTCCAACTGAAAGACCCACGTGTAACATACTGCTCTGTTATCATACTATCGTTGTAGTCTATCTGCTGATATATCTTTGTCAAGTTAAATAGTGACTGCTTGCTCTCGTCCCTAAATGCGTGGGACTCAGTCCTTGGAAACTGTCTGTAGTATTCGTTTAATGCATCAGGGTCATTCTTTAATGACTCTACCTCGTTGTCCCAATATTCTACAGCACCTTGTGTAATCCACTCATCGTCAATACCCCTAACCTTACCGTCAGCATTCTTTAGCACAGGCATACCGTACCTGTCAATAAACCCTTCCATATTCCATTCCATAGGAATAAACAGAGAGTACATACCACTCTTGGTCTGACCGTTAGCATTTCTTTTAGTTACATCAGAATCGTAGTACAGCCTCTTAAAGTTTTCTCCACCCTTACTTAATGCGTTTGATGTGGAGCCCATCATACACTTACCTATAATCCTGCTACCTAATCTTAGACACGTCTTTGTAACACGCCAATTGTTTAGGATGTTGTTTGGCTTTAACCACTTCCCACTCTCATCGTGTACTAACAATAGAAGCTTCTCACCATCATAGCTGTTGTCGTCCGTGTTCTTCCAATCTATAGTAGTATCCAACCCCTCCATCTCATTAGCATCGACATCATACATATTCTTCTTAGTAATCTTAGCCGCAGGGACACGGTATGCTAACTCCGTCTTTGGTTTATCCATACCATCCATAATAGGCTTGAAGAAAAATGGCAGCCTGCTATTTATAGGTACGACCTTGTCGGTGAACATCTTCTTAGCATCGCTACCCGTCTTGGATAGTATACCAACCCTTGCATCTTTTACAAGCGTACCTGTATTGACACACTCTGACGATGACATAAACGAGAACCCTGAACGCCTAATCTTTAGGTATATCATCCCAAAGCTTCTCTTGTCTGCCTTACAAGCCTCCCAATATATATACAGTAACCTATTTGCCTCTCTGAAGTCAGGGTATCCAACATCTATTGTGGTCCATTGCAGATACATATAGTGTGCCCCGGTTATATACGTGGGTATACCATTACTCATAAACCAAAAACCTACCTCTCTATTATCAAACTCTGCTTCAATATAGTCCACCCATCTTGCCTTGAAATCTGAAGGCATCTCATTCCATTGGAAGATGGATGGTATTTTAGATAAAGGTTTTGGTAAATCTTGACGCTCCCAATACTGTTCTTTCTTGTCCTTATGTCTTTGGTATATTTCTTTTGGGGGTTTGGGTAGTGCTATCTTTAGTCCTGATATTTCAATTATATCTCCTATCTCTCCGGTCTTTGATATTACTACAACGTCATACTTCTCGTTATGACCATACAGCCAAGACCTGTTACGGTTCTTGTTAGTATACACGCTCTTAGGTATGTAGTCGTGTATTACTCGGTATATATTATTTAGACCTTCTTTCTGCAAACCCTTGTTTTGTATCTAACTTATTAGGAACACCGCTGCTCTCTATAGCCTCACGCTCCTCTTCAATCCTTTTTAATATCTCAAAGGCATCGAATATTGCTAACTTCTTTGTAGCGGCAGCATTCTTTAATCTGTCTGCCGATATGTCATCCTCAGGGTCGTGCTTTATAATCTGCTCCTTGGCAACCTTTATAAGCTGCTCTACTGCCCTGTGCCCTGCTTCAATTATTTTTAGCTTAACTTGCTTTGTGTCCATCTATCTTATAATATTAATTATAAACAATAGTAGTATAACATCTAAAATAATCTTTGCTATAAGGAGGACTGCTAATGATTTGAAAAAATTTCTCATAGTTGTAAAGTTATTGAGTGGTCATACATTCTCCATAGCACCTCATCGTCTACCTTAAACTCATACTCCTGTGACGGCTTGTAGCATACTACATCCCCTTCCTTTAGACCTTGAGATTTAAGTTCCTCGTTAATTATAGCAATGGTTCCAATTAAAGGTTCATTGGTTGTAGCCTTATATATATAGCTTTCTTTTGCGGGGATGGGTTTTATAAAACAGTAGCGGTCGTACCCTTGCCACTCGCCATTTTTTTTATATGCAAAGAATTGGTCGGGGTCTAAAAAGAATATGTTCTCTTTAAAAAAACTTTTCCCACTCTGTCTTCTGCCCCGCATATCATTGTAGAACTTAAATACATTGTGGTGAACCAATAAGACATCACCCTTTTCAATTGGACCGTCATAGTTTAGTGGTGTTTCTATCACTATAGCCTCTCTATTGGAGGCTGACACATCCTCTTCTGATGTGCTAACTATAAACTCTATTCCTGCTATTGTCTTGGTGTTGTTATATCTTTTCTTATTTACGGGTTCTACTATAAACTGATATATTGATTTCATTAAAAATTTATATTATATTCAATTGACACAGGCACTGTAGATGTAAACTCCTTCCACAGTATAACCTCTTGACTTGTGCTCTCTATCCATATCTTTATAGAGTCGCTCTCATCGTAATATTTTATTAGATGAATAGTGTGACTACCGTTTAGTATCTCTTGACCTACTATGTAGTGCATAGCCCCTGACTTGTAATCAGGTCCCACACTTATCTTACGAATATCCATTATTGTTTTACCATTAATACTCCGGCACCGTTTGCATTAGCTGCTGTCGTTTGATACACATCTCCCTGTGTTAGTCCTCCTAATCCTGCTGCTGCATCATCGTCATATGCAGTTATGGCAGTCATTCTTAAAGGAATAGCTGAGGCTATATCTATTAATACATCTACAAAAAGTTTATTACTTACAACCATATCCCCGGTTATATTAATATCTCCTGTTAAATTAATATCGTTTGTTGCTGTGTTTCCTGCTGCTAATACCTCTTCTAAGGTTAAGCTCAAATCCTCCCACAATAAAGTGTTAGATACAGATTTAATAAGATACTGACCTACTGTACCTGTATTACCACCTGCGTCTTTTATGTCGGTAGGTCTGATAGAAGTACAGGTAATATCACCTGTTAATTTTATATCGTTTGTTGCAATATTACCTGCTGCTAATACCTCAGATAATGTGTTATCAGGGATTAAACCAATGATGTCTCCTATTGTGAATGTTTTTGTTTCAAGGCTTGTTGCTACTGTTCCAATAACATAATCTCCAATTACGGGAGTAGCGTTAGGATATGCTGCAGTGTTACTTATCTTTGACATCTCTTATTTTTTTTTCTGTTGAACCTCTCCTGTTTGAATATTTATAACAGAGTCTTCACCATATTTATCAATTAGTTTCTTTTCATTCTGAGCAAACTTCATCTTAATAGCTGCTATCTCAGAGATGATACTACTCTTTTGAATCTCTAAATCCCCAATAGTAATCTTGAACTTAGTGAACTCAGTGTTTAAATTCTGAAGCTCAGTTAATTCTTTTTCAGTTAACCTTTCCATTTAATTTAATTTTATTTAGCTGTAAAGATAGAAAATTAATTTCTATTTTTTCTTCTACGTTTGTCTAAAGTGAAACTGTCTATCATCTTCTCACCCGTTCGACCTATAACATAGCCTCCTATACCGAGCTGTAACAAGTTCCAAAACTCATCCTCTAACGGTGGTATGGTGAGACCGAACAAAGGTCCAATAAACTTCACGTATATAACAATGAACCCAAACGATAACATCAGTATGGGTCTCCAACTTCTCTGTAGCCAATTACCACTCGCCTCTGCTATTATTATATCAGCCTGCATCTTCTGAAGCTCAAGCTCCTTGGTTGCAAATATCTGCTTCAATGCTATCTCAGCCTGCATCCTTTCTTCCTTAGACGTTATCAGACCATCAAGCCCCCCGAGGACATCCTTGACAAGGCTACCGCTAAACCATTCCATTACCTTTCCCATCATATCTTACTGTATTCTTCTGTTGCATCAAAACTTGGACACGCCTTTGCTGCAAAGTCTCGGTGTCCGTGTATAGTAGCGTCAGGCTGTAGTAACTTTAAAAACCTTAACAGGCTTAGTAAAGACTCCTTCTGCTTTTCTGTGCGAGTATCTTTTGGTGTCCTGCCATCCTGTTCAACCCCGCCTATGTAGCATACGCCCCAAGACTTAGAGTTTTTCCCAATGGTGTGGGCACCTGAGTCGTTTATGTTTCTTCCTACTTGAATCGTTCCGTCTATCAGTATAACAAAGTGATAGCCGCATCCCTTCCAACCTTTTGCCTTGTGCCACCTGTCGATTACGTGTAAGTCTATACAGTCGTCTCCCTCCCGTGTAGCAGAGCAGTGTACTATTATATTTTCTACATCATAAGTTGTCATAACCTTAATGTGCTACTTTTTTTCGTTTGTGTAAATCTTTTGTACCGTGTATATTATAGTTGCAGTTAGCAACACTATCTTTAGTAACATCTCAATCTCAGTAAATGAGACTGCAAGCACACCTGAGTTTAGCATATATATCTTTAAATCTTGAATAGTTATCATTGTTTATAAATTTATTAATACATTATTCTTCTAAATCATTTGATATATATCCCTGCTCTTCTGCTTCCTGTGGAGTAATCCAACTGACATCAATCAATACTGAACGAGTAGGTATAGAATCGTCAACAGCTAACACCCAATCTGTTCCATTAGTGTACCAAGGATAACTATATTCCGTTCCTCGTTCTTCAGGTGGTTGCCAAGCATACAAATCGTATATATCGCAAGATGCCATCTTTACTTCGCTTTCTGTTATGTACTTGTAGTATTTCATATTAATATATTAAGTAGTATCCGTTTATTGCTGTTTCTATATTTGACTCATCACTTGACTTATCACCCTCGTAAACTATAAATTCTTGCATACTCCAATTGGCAAAAAAAGATGTACCATATCCCAAGAAAAAAGAGCTAATGGAATTATCTAAACTGCCGTCAATGGTCATTAAATTTTGTGATGAATTTGTTGTGTACACCTCTCCTCTATCTATTGGAGTATAAGCCGTACCATTCCTCCTGTAAGTGTTTGGCAAGTAATTAGGGTCATTCCTTGTATTTGTTGATGTGTTACCACCTTGTGCTATTAATTGGAATCTTGTGGCTTCACGATATAGTATAGACCTCTGATTTGTTGTTGTTGCATTACTTACTGAGAAGAAAAAATATTGTCCTGTTGACGGTAAGTATGTAGTTTTTGGTGTAATCAACTCAAGAAATGTACCTTGGTTTGTTAATGAATCTGATAGTCCTGTGATTATAGGCTTTCCATTATCCTTTAATACAACACCACTCGATACAATTTGAGGTTGAGGAATGTTAATAGTCTGCTCCATAGTTCCACCATTGCCACTTTGGTCGTACCACTTAACAACAAATCCGTCACCTGCTCCGCAATGCGTAAGTAATGCAGACTCGTCAAGGTTGCCACTTGCATCAAATCCAATGTCTAACTCAACACTTGAGCCATTACGAACACGCATACAACTACCTGTATACGCTGTTCTTAGTTTACGTACTGAATACGCAAGTTTGTTATTTGTGCCGTACTCATCTAACAGTAACCCTCCACCGGACGAACCCAAACCTGCTCGTGTTTGAAATACATTACCTGATATTCCTATGCCTATACCCGTAGACATATTACCACAGCCCGTAGATACCCGTTGCGGTTGTACCTGTTTGATTAATAACTGACATTAAAATTGGAAGTAATGAACCGTCAGGAACATTATTTAAAACAATATCGTCACCTCCTGCTGTTTTACCTGCTATACTTCCACCTGTACTTACCCATAGGACAGCACCACCGCCCTCTACAACAGAGTATACAGCATACTTCTCACCTATAACAGTAAATATATCCTCAGATAATGTTAAAGTAAATGATTCAGGTGGATTAGGTAGGGGTGTATTATCAATTGGTACACCGATAACCCTTGCACCAAGACCTGCTGTAAGGTTGTATACAGTATCTCCTGCCTTTATAATAGAATGAAATGGAATTTCAGTAAGGTTGTCTATTAATTCAAATGGTGATACTGAGGTAACTGACGCTTTTTGTGTTACTTTCGAACCCGGTCCTCCCGGTAGTAATAAATCATCTGTAGGTATAATTGGTAGTGCCCTTGAGGGTTGTAATCTTTGATATGCCATAACTATTTTTTATAGGGGATTATTCTGTTTAATGTATCACGTCTCTTATCACAGCCACAGTCCTTCCCCATCTTTTTACTGACCGTGTCTACTACAGATTTGATACCTGTTAATTTTGTTACCTTGGCAACGGTGTCACCAAATCCTCTTGACTTTTCTTTTATATTCATTTGTTCTTCTTACAGATACATAAAAAATTATCAGGGCACTCTCCGTTCATCTTGAACATAAGCTTAGACATCATAGTGTTCCACTTACATTTCATCTTCACCTTTAGGCTCTGCATCCACAGTCCTAACCTTACTAATAGTTTTCCCATTACTTATTTGTTTATTTATACATTTCTTCTAAGTCAGCTCCTGTAACTTTCTTAAATGATGATGATGATGCTAATGGTGTACTCAAATTTCTTGATTGCTTTTTAGCACCTCTATCTTCAAGCTTGAAAGCTTTCTTACGTAGCTTCTGCTCCTTCTTAAATCTACCCTCATCAACTGCAACCATAGACTCATAGTATTTCTTACCTGCCTTTTTTAAAAGCTTTTTTCCGCCTCCAAATGTAGGAGCTAATGGTGTACCTAAGTCTCTCATTACTTAATTATTTTTTTTATTAAAAAATTTGGTAGCAAGAAACATACCTGTTCCTACTGCCCCCAAAGTTGCAGCTCCGCCGGCATAATCACCCGCCACTGTACGTTGCTTCTTAGAAGGACCTATCCCACAGGAAGACCCTTTACCTTTAGTTTTTTTACACTTATTTTTTCTTTTATTGCCTCCGCCTCCAAATGTAGGGGC